AACATCAGCAGACCAATCAGCACACCGCCCACCGTAGAAGCGTCCTTAAGCGACAAATCACCCATCCACGCCAGCAATACGGCGATGCAATACGTAATAAAGGCGCTGATCCGTTCAAGCGTCATAATTCAGTCCCATAACTGGACGGTCTGCACCGTGGTAGTGGTCGCAATATCCGGCAGCTCCACCTGCAGCCCGTGAGGTAAAAAAGGGCCATGCTCAGCCAGCCCCGGATTTGCCTGCAGTACCTGCTCTGTGACGCCCTGCGTGCGCCCGTAATGACGCCAGCAAAGCGCATCCACCGTGTCACCCTGGTACGCACGCACTTTCATCAGATCAGCTCCACCGTACAGTGGGGTGCATCCTGCACCCGGCTGATTGCCCAGCGGGCATCACGCCACAGATCGCCGCTAGCCTCCGCCAGCTCTTCACCCCGCTTGACGCCTGATGCCGTGGCGTCATAGTCCTGGTAACGCTCATTGACCTGCGCACGCGCCCAGCAATACACGGCGTTGTGGTAGTGGTGGATGCGCTCGCTTTTGCCGTCCAGCTCTTCCGCCGGTACGTCAGCCAGGGTCTGAAACCCCAGCGACTGCTGGCGCTTGCGGAATTCGTACAGCTCCGCATTGACCTCTGACATAGCAGACCGGATGAGCTGCCCAAGACGCGGTGACGTCACCGTGCCATCCGTTCGCATCACGCTGCGAAACTCCGACAAATCCACATCGGGCCAGAATGGGGTATTTTTGATGACCTCCGCCTGTTCCGGCGCCTGCTCTGGCGCAACAAATCTCATGCGGGTTTTCTCCTGAAAAGGTGGGCGGTGAACGGGATTTTGATAAGGCGCTGCCTGTCGCCATCCCGTGCCGCCCGTGCGCGGGGCACGTTCCGTCAGTGGCTGTTACGCAAATGGCGCTCCAGCCGCTCTTTGTCTTTTTTCACACCGCAGCGGGGATCGAGCTGCAGCGCAAACGTGTAGTGGTTCAGGGCTGCGGCCGGGCGGGACTCGCTGATCACGGCGGCGATGGCTTTATGCAGCCGAGCGCGGGACTGGTCCTGCATATCCAGCGCATCCGTCAGCGAAAGCGCCTGCAGCAACACGTCAGCAGGGAATTCAGCTTTCATGCGCTGCGCAGCTTCTGCCTGGTCTGCCAGCTCTTCAGCAACAACGGTCTGCACGTTGCGACGGCCCAGCGCCTGCGGCATCACCCAGCCGTGCTTAAGCGCGTGCGCGGCAATCTGCAGGCCACCGGCAAAATCACCGGCATCGATACGCCATACCATCAGAAACATCAGCACGTCATCCTGCTGCGCTCCACCGGCTGCCAGTACGCCATCCGCCCAGGCGGTATATTTGGGTAACAGCTCCACCTTGATTTGTGCCTTTTTCACGGTGGACTGCACACCCTTGAGGCGGCGGCGGTCCTCCGCCAGCTGCAGCAGCATCAGGTCATACCCCGACGCATGCCGAACACTGCCGCCCTGACGGGCGGCCTGTTCAGCCTGAACGCGCAGGCGGTGCTGCCGTGCGGGACTCAGGCTCATGCGTTACTCCCCTGCTCCGGCGCTGAAGTCACCGATGGTGATGTTTTCCACCAGTGCCACGCAGCGGTAATCCTCCACCACATACGCCTCGTTGACGGATTCGAAGTTTTCGATGCGATCGCGTTTTGGGTTATCAATGACCGAACGGCGGCGGGTATCTTCCTGCCAGTAGATGGACAGGTTATCCAGACGGGTGATCAGCACGGCGCTAGCCGGGAATGACGGGGCGCGGACGGCCTGCAGGCCACCCATGCGTTTCTGGCTGATAATCAGATCAGCGGCCAGCTTTTCGCTGTTTTCCTGGTCCTTATTGACCAGCGGGAAATATTTGTCGGACAGCAGCTCACGGCCACAGATCACGACCAGATCAGCATCATCCTGGAAAATCGGGTCAATCAGCTCATTGACGGCATCCATCACCAGCGCATCCAGGTTGGCATATTTACCGCCTTTGCCGACCTTCACCGGGTCAGCAGTAGTGGTGCCATCTTCTGCCGTGGTGCTGCCCATTACGCAATCTGCAGCATCTTCGCGGACCTTCTGCAGCCAGCCTTTGTTAACGTCCTGCAGCAGCGGGTTAGCGACACGGTTTGAGGTTTTGGCACGCTTCACACCGTTGAACCCGATCATGATGCGGTCCAGCGCCTGGCGCTTGACGATGGCGTTACGGATGCGCACCTGGAAATCCTGGAATTTTGCCCACATGTCCAGTTTTGCGTAGGTCAGCACCGTATCAAAGTTGGTCTGCTCGCACTTGTACTCAACATCCACCATGACCGTCGGATCGGTTGGCTCTCGCTCCTGCGTGGTTGTGTCAGTCGTCCCGGCAATGGTGCTGCCGACGCCCAGGCCCAGCAGCTGGCCTGACTGCTCCGCCACCCCAATCACGTTAACCATGGTCAGGAAGGCCGTTGACTGCTGGATCTGGTCTTCCAGCGTCTGCTGCACAGACGGCTCCACAGTGAACTTGCTGGACAGATCCTCAACTGCCACGCCATTCAGGATCGCCAGCTGCTTCAGGTAGGCGTTAAAGGCAAAACGGGTTTTATTTTTCATTGGTTCTTATGCTCCATCAGCAATTGGTCAGGGTGCCTGCCGGTGCGTTACCGCCCGGCGCGCGCTGGCGATAATCTTTGCGGCTGTCTTCCTGCTGCAGCTGCTGCTCCAGCTCCGCAAAGGCGGACTGCTGCTCCTGAAGGGAAGTTTCCAGTGCAGCAATGCGCGTATCCTGCGAGGACAGGGATTGATCGGTGCGTTCGCTCAGGCTCTGCTGCTCGGTGGCGACCAGCTCAACAGCACGATGCACATCAGAGAAACGCGCATCATCGGTCTGCGATTTTTTGGCAAACATCGCGGTAACGCGGGCAAAAAGAGAGGGTTTTTCGCCCTGGACCTCTTCCCACTCGATCAGCGTTTCTTCTGCGGCGGTAAAGAGGTTTTCCGGGTTCTGCTTACGGCTTGCCAGCGGGTTGCTTTTGGCGCTGGCGCTAAATTGCAGCATTTCAGTTCCGAGGCTTGCCGGGTCATCCGTCGCAGCGAGGCCAACCAGGTACGCCTTGCCGGTATCAGCAAAACTGGTATTGACCTCCATGGAGGTAAACAGCTTTTGCAGATTGCGGGTATACGCCACCAGATCAGCTGACGGGGTGATCCACGCATACAGGGCCATTTTCCCCTTCAGCGGGCCGTCCGTAATTTCTTCAGCCTCCAGCTTATCCACGGTTCCGAAACGGCGGAATGGACTGTCCGGGGTGTAGCCCTTGATGTGTTCCAGATTAATCAGCGCGGTATAGACCTGCGGGTTATAGCTCGCCGCCATCTGCTCCAGCCAGGCACGCTCGATGGTGCGCCCGTCCGTTGTTGCCCCTTCCACACCAATGCGGAAGCGTTTTGCTTTAACTGCCATTTGAGCGACTCCATCAAATAACTCAGTGAGGCCTTATGGTTGCTGTGATGGAGGGGGTGAAACAACGCGCAGACCTTGTGAGGTAAACCACACAAAAGCCAGCCGGGGAAAGGCTTCAGGCAAGCCCGTATGTTTGTGCCATGGAAACGATGACCCCCGCAGACCTCGATCCCCGTCGGCAGGCACTACTGCTGTATTTTCAGGGATACCGCATAGCCCGCATTGCTGAAATGCTGGGCGAGAAAGCCGCAACCGTTCACAGCTGGAAAAAGCGCGACAAATGGGGCAGCTATGGTCCGCTTGACCAGATGCAGCTCACCACTGCCGCACGGTACTGCCAGCTGATCATGAAGGAGCAAAAAGAAGGGAAGGACTTTAAGGAAATTGACCTGCTGGCGCGCCAGTCCGAGCGCCACGCCCGTATCGGGAAATTTAACAACGGCGGCAACGAGGCCGATTTAAACCCGAACGTGGAAAACCGCAACCGCGGCCCCCGCAAACAACCTGAAAAAAACCTGTTCAGCGACGAACAGATCGAAAAGCTGGAAGAGATTTTCCGCGCTGGCATGTTCGAATATCAGCGCCACTGGTGGGAGGCAGGGATAAAGCATCGTATCCGCAACGTGCTTAAATCCCGCCAAATCGGGGCAACGTATTATTTTGCGCGTGAAGCACTGATCGATGCTCTGGTGACTGGTCGAAACCAAATTTTTCTGTCAGCGAGTAAAGCCCAGGCGCATGTTTTTAAGCAATACATCATTGAGTTTGCCAAAGAGGTCGATGTAGAGCTGAAAGGCGATCCGATGGTCCTGCCGAACGGTGCCACACTGTATTTTCTGGGGACCAACGCCCGCACCGCGCAGAGCTACCACGGCAACCTGTACCTTGACGAATATTTCTGGATACCGAAATTCCAGGAGCTGCGAAAAGTCGCCTCCGGTATGGCGCTGCACAAAAAGTGGCGGCAAACCTATTTTTCCACCCCGTCCAGCCTGACGCACAGCGCCTACCCCTTCTGGTCTGGTGCGCTGTATAACCGTGGTCGCTCAAAATCGGACCGTGTGGATATCGAGCTGACCCACTCGGCGCTGGCGGCGGGCCTGCTTTGTGCTGACGGTCAATTCAGGCAGATCGTGACGGTGGAAGATGCCGTGCGCGGCGGCTGTAACCTGTTCGACCTCGACCAGCTGCGACTGGAATACAGCCCGGACGAATACCAGAACCTGCTAATGTGCGAGTTTATTGATGATCTCGCGTCCGTGTTTCCCCTTTCCGACCTGCAGGCCTGCATGGTGGACAGCTGGGAGGTCTGGGAAGATTTTCACGCACTGGCTCTGCGCCCCTTTGGCTGGGGCGAGGTGTGGATCGGATATGACCCGGCGAAAGGCACCCAGAACGGTGACAGCGCCGGGTGCGTCGTTATCGCCCCGCCATCCGTTCCCGGCGGCAAGTTCCGCATACTGGAGCGCCACCAGTGGCGGGGAATGGACTTCCGCGCACAGGCAGAAGCCATCCGCCAGCTCACACTGCAATACAACGTGACCTATATCGGCATTGACTCTACCGGCGTCGGTCACGGCGTCTATGAGAACGTCAAAGGCTTTTTCCCTGCCGTTCGGGAGTTTGTCTATAACCCCAACGTCAAAAACGCCCTGGTGCTCAAGGCATACGACATCATCAGTCACCGCCGCATTGAGTTTGACGCCGGTCATACCGACATCGCGCAGTCATTCATGGCTATCCGCCGGGCCACTACCGCCAGCGGAAACCGCCCCACCTACGAAGCCAGCCGCAGCGAAGAAGCCAGCCACGCAGATTTGGCCTGGGCAACGATGCACGCACTATTTAACGAACCGCTGCAGGGCGAAGCCGCCAATACCAGCAACATCGTGGAGATTTTTTGATGGGAAAACGTAAGAACCGCCGCACATCGACTGCTCACACTGTCCAGCACAGCAGCGGCGGCGCAGCAGCTGAAGCATTCAGCTTCGGCGATCCTATTCCGGTTCTGGACCGCCGCGAACTCCTGGATTATGTGGAATGCGTACAGATGGATCGCTGGTACGAACCGCCGGTAAGCTTTGACGGGCTGTCACGCACCTATCGCGCAGCCGTGCATCACAGCTCACCAATTGCCGTTAAGCGTGACATTCTCAGCAGTACCTACATCCCGCACCGCCTGCTTAGCCAGCAGGCTTTTACCCGTTTTGTACAGGATTACCTGGTATTTGGTAATTCCTATCTGGAAAAGCGCACTAACCGGCTCGGTGGCGTGCTGTCACTGGAGCCGACCCTGGCGAAATACACGCGGCGAGGAGTTGACCTCGACGCCTACTGGTTCGTGCAATACGGCATGACCACCCAGCCCTATGAATTTACGCCGGGAAGCATTTTTCATCTGCTGGAGCCTGACATTAACCAGGAAATTTACGGGCTGCCCGGCTATCTTTCGGCCATCCCGTCAACCCTGCTCAACGAATCCGCAACCCTGTTCCGCCGGAAGTATTATCTCAATGGTAGCCACGCCGGATTTATCATGTACATGACCGACGCGGCGCAGAACCAGGAGGACGTGAACAACATCCGCCATGCGATGAAAAGCGCCAAAGGACCTGGCAACTTCCGCAACCTGTTTATGTACTCGCCCAACGGAAAAAAAGACGGCATTCAGATCATCCCTCTGTCAGAAGTGGCGGCGAAGGATGAGTTCCTGAATATCAAAAATGTCAGCCGGGATGACATGATGGCGGCACACCGCGTCCCCCCGCAGATGATGGGCATCATCCCCAACAATACCGGCGGATTCGGTGACGTGGAAAAGGCCAGCCGCGTCTTTGTCCGCAACGAACTGATGCCACTGCAGAAGCGATTGCAGGAATT